TATTATTAATTTAAATGCTAATGAGCGTGTTCATCTTAATAGTAATACGGTTTTTTTAGGTACTGTAAATAACAGTTTACCAACTGAACCTTTAGTATTAGGTGATAAATTAAATACTTTATTAGAAAACCTACTTGATAGTTTATATAATTTTGGTAATGCCTTGTCATCCGTTGTTGGTTCACCTGAAGGTGCTCCTGCTATAGATATCAATATGGCTGCTGAAGGGTTGTTAAATGATATAGATCGAATCAATAATAATCTAGAGGGAATTTTATCACAACAAAACTTTACAGCTTAATGGCAAACAACGTAAATGTAGGTGCTGTAGTTTCTCCTGATGTTCTTAAAACAATATCATCATCAGCTGCAATTAAAACTTTTGGAGACCAATTAATTAATAAAGCTAAAGAAAAAGTAATTAAAGCTGCTTTAGGAAAAGCTGAAGAGCTAAAGAATCAAATTCAAGAAATAGTTACTTTAAAAATTAAACTTGCTTCTGATTATAATACTGAATTAAAACGTTTAGAGGTCTTATTAAAAGAAAAACAGATAACTCAAGAGAAGTATGATAAATCTGTTGCAATAGAAAATGCTGCTTATAAAATTAAGGTAAAAGAATTAGAAGAATTAGATGCTAAACTTAAAGAAGATTTAGCAAAAATAATTGCTGATCCTTATGCTAAAATAAAGGATAAATTAAATAAACGTAGACTTAAAAAGAAAAAAAGAAAAACAAGAAATAAAGCTGAACGAGCTAAAGCAAGAAGAGCTTTAGCAAAAAAAGTAGCTAAAAATGCTGCTAAGACTTTAGCACCTATTCTTGCATTACAATTAGCTAATAAGTTTGCTGCTGTTTTATCTCAAAGAGCAAAATTAGAAGAACTAGTAGATCAAGTAAATGCTTATATTGAACAAGCTAATACTCCCGAAACTATTAAAATTGCAACTAATTTAAGAAATAATGCTGTTACTTTAATTAATAATAGTATTAATAAATTATCTAGTTTACAGCAAATAATTAGACAAATAGAATTATATATAGCAATATTTACAGCAATAGTAGCTGTACTATCTGCTATCCCAATCCCAACTGCTGTACCTCCTGGTGTTGGTGTTCCTGTAAGTTTAATTACAAGAATTGTTAAATCTTTAAATAAAGCAGCCTTATTAATTGTATCTATAAGTGTTGTATCTACTATTGCCGTTAGTATATTAGAAAGTGAAATTGCTCAATTAAATGCATTAATTGAAAGATTAAAACAAGTAAGTGATTTATTAGATAATCAAGCCGCAACAAATCTAAATGAACAACAACTCGCTGATTTATCTAATGATTTTCTTCCAACAGGTGGTGATTTTGGTTTATATAAAGGATTCAAATTTGCTATTAAAGAAGAACAAACATTAGGTGCTCAACAAGCAGTTGTTGTTAAAGGAAATAAACGCCGCTATGCCGTTGCTATTGATCGTGATGGTGTTGAAGTATTAAAAAGTGATTATTCATTTACACTAGACCCTAACGACTTGGTAGACCAGTTAAAACTAATTATTGATCAACGAAATTTACAAGGATAAAATATTTATAATTATGAACACTAAAGTATTTAAAAAATTAATTAAAGAAGCAGTGATTGATGCTATTCATGAAGAATTACCATACATTCTTGAAGAGCACATGGCTAAACAAGAGAAAAAAACATTACGTGAAGGAAAATCATTTAGCTATACTAGCAATGATGTAATACCTGGTAACCCAGATGTTAGAGCATCTTTGCGCAGTAAAATGGGTGAAGCTTTTGGATTTCAACAGCCCCAACAACAATTAAAAGTAATTGATGCTGTTGATGAAAGTACAGGAGAAAAAGTAAATCCATACTTAGCATTCATAAATGACGCCGCTGCTAATATGACACCAATGGATAGATCAGGATTAAGACAATTAGATTAATATGCCAATACCTCAAACAACACGTGTAAATCCGTTAGATTTACAGAAGAATATTGCTATTGGGGTATCACTACCTTTTAAAAAACCTTTTAAGAGTACATATACTACTAAGGATCAAATTAAATCTAATTTAATTAATCTTTTACTTACAGCTAAAGGTGAAAGAGTTTTGAATCCAACTTTTGGGTGTGATATTAAAAGACAGTTGTTTGAAAATATCACTGAAGAAACACAACAGAATATTATAAATAGTATAGTAGAGGCTGTAAATACATTTATGCCTGAAATACAAATTAATGATATAGTAGTATCTCCTGATATTGATTTTCATGCTATAAACGTAACAATAGACTACCAAATAATAATATCAATTTCACCAGGACAAGAAACAATACAATTTGAAACAATTACATAAAAATGGCTAACGAAGATAAAAATATATCATATTTAAATAAAAGTTTTACTGATTTTAAATCGGCATTACAAGAATATGCAAAAACATATTTCCCAACAACTTACAATGACTTTACAGAAGCAACACCAGGTAATATGTTTATCGAGATGGCTTCCTATGTTGGTGACGTTACTTCATTTTATTTAGATACTCAAGTACAAGAAAATTTCTTATTATACGCTAAGGAAAAAGAAAACCTGTATGCTCAAGCATATGTAATGGGTTATCGCCCTAAAGCATCATATGCTTCAAATACTATAGTTGATGTATATCAAATGGTCCCTTCTGTTTCTAATGATGGAGGAATAAGCACACAACCAGATGTTACAACTTACGGTTTAATCATCCCAGCAAATACCCCAATAACTTCTACTTCAACAGGTACTAAGTTTTTAACAACTCAACAAATAGATTTTACTAATACAGGTAGTGCAGAGATTACTTTTATGAATAGTGATTTTTACTTAATGAAAAAATCAGTTCCTGCAATATCAGCTGAAATTCAAGAAACTACTATTAATATACCAGCAAACCAAAAGTTTGCAACTGCTGTTATTGAAGATACTAATATATTACAAATATTGAATGTAACGGGAAGTGATGGTAATTTTTGGTATGAAGTTCCTTATTTAGCTCAAACTTCTGTTTTCCAAAAAATATCAAATCCCGGAGTTAATTCAGATCAAGTACCTTATTTATTACAATTACAAAGAGTTCCTAGACGTTTTGTTTCTAGAATATTATCTGATAATACATTACAATTAGAATTTGGTGCAGGTTTATCTACAGATAAAACAGATAGTCAAATTATTCCAACAGCAGGTAATATTGAAGCAGGTTCTGTACCTGGTATTTCATTATTAACTAATAATTACAATGAAGCATCTACCTTCTTTACTCAAGAATATGGTTTAGCACCATCAGGTTCGTTAACAATTAAATACTTAACTGGTGGTGGTATTACATCAAACGTACCAGTAAATGATTTAACTGCTATAGATAAAACAAATATATACTTTAAAAACGGAGACCCAGATGATTCTTTATCTGCTACTGTTATTAATAGTGTAATATCTTCAAATCCATCCCCATCAACAGGAGGTAGAAATGGAGATACAGTTGAAGAAATTAGACAAAACGCTTTATATTCTTTTTCAACTCAATTAAGAGCTGTAACTAAAGATGATTATATAGTAAGAACATTAGCTATGCCTGCTGATTACGGTACTGTATCTAAAGCATATATATCTCAAGATTTATACCAAAACCCACAACAAACAGTAGCACATACACAAAATCATAATCCTTTATCTTTAGATTTATATGTGTTGTCTTATAACAATAATAAACAATTAACAACAGGATCTGTAACATTAAAAGAAAATTTAGTAACTTACCTTAATCAATATAGAATGGTTACTGATGCTATTAATATTAAAGATGCTTATTATATTAATATTGGTGTTAATTTTGATATAACTGTATTAAGTGGATATGCTAATAAAGATGTTTTAACTTCTTGTATATCAGTTTTACAAGATCATTTTAATATAGACAAATGGCAAATTAACCAACCAATTATTTTGTCTGATGTAACATCTAAATTATTACAAACTAAAGGTGTTCAATCAGTTACTAAATTAGAAGTTGTAAATAAACAAGGAGGAAATTATTCACAATATGGATATGATATTGCGGGTGCAACTAAGAACGGTAATATTTATCCTTCATTAGATCCTGCTATATTTGAAGTTAGATTCCCTAACACAGATATACAAGGTAGAGTAGTAGTAAGTTAAAAATTAAAGATATGAATTTAGAAAAATTAA